TATGTAAGGTACTTAAAAAGCGTACTATGAGTTTTAGCGAAATACTGGGTAATGCAGCGAAAAAACTGCAAGGTAATGGATTTGCCAACGAGATTGGCTTACCAACTTTGTTATTTGACATCGCAACCGTGTCGTCTAACGACAAAAACTGGGTGTCAGATGCATTTAATATCGCTGGTGACACCTTCCGTTCAACGGTACTAGGTGCTTCTTACCCAATTCGCAAGACTGCAGGTGCAGCATTTGAAAAAGTTTTACTACCAACAGCAATGGTTTCATACAATGTTGGTGGTCGTTACCTTCGTGAACCATTATCTGCAGCGCTAACAACTTTAGCCACAGGTGATATTAAGAAATCGTGGGAAAACCGTGACCAGATTTCTCCAGGTCAAGCACTTACCTACCTACAGTCACGCATACCTGGCACACTTGGTGAAGCAGAGTTCAGCGCAGACTTTGATATTTTTAATCCTAATGACCGCAAGGTGTTTCAAACTGACTGGTCAGCCCGCACAGTAAGCGGTGCTTACGATACATTTTTTACAACAGTAACAGACCCGCTAGGTAAGATTGGTAAGGCAGCAGGTCTTGCTCGCAAAGCAACTGTTATGCGCCCACTCGGTGCAAAAGATGCAAATGCAGCAAGTCTTGCCCGTGATTTTGTTTTACCTCGTGGTATCCGCAACACGACAATTATTTCGCCACAGACTCTATCTAAGATGATTAACGAGGGTCGTGAAGAAAGTGGAGAAATCTACAACACCCTTTCTTGGATGGCTAAGTCGGATAGAGTTGCAATCCGTAATCACCCAATGATTGAAGCATCAAACGATGCAGATACATTATCGTATCTCTTGGGTGAGGCAAGTACGGTAGATGATGTAGCAGATACACTCATGGCTACAGCGCTACGCGATACAGAAGCCATGGCTCGTCTTGTACAAAAGCGCAGAGATTTAAGTTTTGTTTTTGACAAACTCAAAGGCGTAAGCCAAGCCGATGAGAAGATTCTAAACAATCTTCCAACTAACGGCATTACTGATGATGTCAATAAGTTAGATGCAGCAAGTGACTTAGTTAAGACTGTTGAGAAAGACCCATACTTCCGTATGCTCAACACTTTCAATGACCGTCAGGCTGATTTAACTAAGCGTACATTTGGTAAGCCAGTATTTGAAAAGTTGGCTATGAACCGCGCTGAACGCCGTGCTGGTCGTATTCGTGGAGTAGACAAACCAACAGATTTCCCAACGGTTGGTGTTTTTCAACCAACTAAGTATCACCCAATCATTGCCGTATACAACTTCGGTATGCGCAAAATTGGCGATGCATTTGCTGAAACTCCAGCAGGTTATTTGAATTTAAACGATAGTGACTCATTTAACGAGTTAACTGCTTTCGGTGAACTATTACGCCGTCTAGTTGGCAAGGAAGAAGCACAGCCAATTATTGACCGCCACCTACAGGATTACATCCGAGCAGGTGGAGTACCAGAACTTCGTGCAAGAGTTGTAGAGTCTTTTGAGGACTTGGCTATTTCTGCACTAAATAAGAAGGCTGGACTAACCGATGAGGCAGCACAGGTAATTTGGAGCCAGTACAAGGCTCGCCGTGAAACTGCACGACAGATGATTAAGGACCGTAAGTTCTTGATGACTGATGATGATGTCATCTTGAAGATTCCTTACCTAGAGCGCCAAGGTGCTAACGCACTACCAATGGTTGACCTACAGAATTACTTTAGAGTTATTGAGAAGAACAAAGGTTTCATCAATACTCTCAATCGCCAAACAGAAGTTCTTGACCCAGATTCATGGAAGTACACAACTGGTGTACTAAATGACATGTGGAAAGCATCTGTTCTACTTCGCCTTGGTTATACAGTTCGTAACCTTACAGAAGCAGGTATGTCTATCCTTGGTAAAGGTTATGGACTTATGGCATTGGGTGACTTAAACCGTGAAGGATTTAAGTCTTGGTACACAAACCGTGTCCGTGATGTTGAGCGCCTAACAGACCGCAGACTTGTAGCACAAGGGTTGCGTGAGGATTCTGTTAAGTTGCGCAAGCAATGGTCTACTTTACAGACAGAGATTTTTGCAGGCGAGCGCTTGCTAGATGATGTTTATGCACACCTAGCAGCCTTTGAGCGTGCTTATCGTTCAGGCAGACTAACCGATGAGCAATACATGGAAGTTGCCGATGTTTTCCAATATGCAACTGGTGAGTGGTTATTCCATGGAACATCAAGAGTTATCAATGACTTAGACACAACTCGCCCCTTAGCAATGTCAACAAGTCAAGATATTGCAGAGCGTTATGCCACAGCAAGTATGCCTCGCATTAACGCCTCAGAAATTTACAAGCGTATTTCTGGTCGGGCTTATCCAATGCCAAAGAATCTACGCTCAAGAGAAACTGGCGAACTAATCAAGCAGCCAGCACGCAAGCCAAGCAAAGCAATGGAAACTATTGCTGCTGATATGCGTGACGGATTTATCAACAGCGTTAACAACGGTAATAGTGTTGAGGTTCTTAACCCATCAACTGGTCGTTGGACAACTATTGACCCAAACACCGTAACACAAAAAATGTTACTTAATGGTGAATTTAGAATTCGCAAACCTGGCAACGAGGGCATCACCCTTAGCCAAAAGGTTTATGGTCGCTCAGTAAATCTTGTTACCTTCCGTGGTAACCAAGCCCGTCTTGGACTTGAGGATTACCCTGAACTACAGAAGATTCTTGGTATCACTGGTGGAGCAAACCAGTGGAAGAATCGTGCTGCTTGGGAAGGCAAAGAACAGCAACTACTTGAATGGATGCGTGCCAATGGTGTTGGCAAACTAACCTTGCCTGATAACAAGGCTAACGGTTACTCCACAGTACTTGTTGACCCTGAGATGGTAGAAGCCTTTGGTCGTAAACCAACAGAGGCTCTGGCTCGCAAGCGCCTAGAAGCAATCAAGAAGCAACAGCAGTTGCTGTCTGAGGATGCTCGTATCCTACAGATTATTGAGCGCACCATGGCTCAAGGTGGCGGAACATTTAAGTTCTCTGATAATGTATCAGGCGATGTACCTACAAAAGGCGTGGCAGTATCTATCCGTGGCGCAACCCATGCGTTTTCGTTGGAAGATGCAAGGAATAACCCACAGGCTTGGGTTGATTCTGTTGCTGCCCATATTGAGGCTAATTTTGATAAGTTTGGCGATGCACAGTATTTTGGTACTTGGATTGACGATATTGATGGCGTTCCTCATATTAAGTCCGACCCCGTAAATGTAATTGAAAATCGTGGGAAAGCCATTAAGATTGGCAAGGACAGAAACCAGCAGGGTGTCTTTGATATAGGAAACCTTGAGTACATTGACACGAAAGGCACAGGAGATGTCGGAGCAAGCGCAGCATTTGCATTGGGTAAAGGCACAAAAGCCGTTAAACCAGATGAACTCACAAGAACGCAGAGCGTTCGCAGAGTTACTCGCCCAGAGAATTTTAGACAGCGCGTTAATGAAATCTCCGAATCCATCGGCAGAGGTAAATACCCAACCGAAGGCTTAGCAACTATTGTCCGTGAAATTGCTGACGGACAGGCTACACGCCAAAAAGAATTAAAAGCACTACTACAGCGTTTAAACGGAAGAATTGTTGAAGAAGAACGCTTAGGCGCACCAAAGGCTATTCAAGGCACAGGTCGCAGAATTCTTACTTTGTATGATGGCACCAAGGTAGAAGTAGATGATGCTTTTGCTGGTGAATTAGGAAGCATCCTACTTGACCGCACAAACAGCGCAGAAACTTACCGCCGATTTGTTGACCATCCTGCACAACTATTTGCTGCTGAGCATGGTAACTTTGTTGAGGAAACCCTTACACCTGCAATGCCTGACTACTACGCAGGTTATGCAAACTCACTTAACAGTTTCTTCCGTAGCCCAGATGGTCGTATTGACCCAATCATTGAGCAAATGCTTAACAATGCACGCCCCGAAGAAATCGTGGCATGGCTACGCAACCCAGATAATGTTGAGTATGCCCGCAGATTTAACATTGATGTGCCAGGAATCAAGGTTGCTTCAGAGCGCCTAGATGTATCCATTGATGCAGAAGATTTTGTTGGTGACTTGTATAGCGCCTACAATCGCTACCTGCCAGATAGACAAGTGCAGGAAGCCTTCCGTAATGGAGAAATTACTGAGTCTTGGTTGCGTGAGCATTTTGCTGAGGCTACAGAGATGCCAGACATTATTGGTCGCATTGTGCCTACTAGCCCACAGGCTCGTAACTGGCAAGAAGGCTTAGCAAAGGTTGTTGACAGAGCGTTCTACTTCTTAGGTTCACTGCCTGAAACAACGCTTGCTCGCCACCCATTGGCTCGTCAAATCTACCGCTCAGATATGACACAGCGTATGGACATCGCATTGGCTACAAAGCGTATGCGTTTAAACGATAACAAGTTAGAACTAACTGTTGATGAAATTAACGGGCTTCGCCGTGATGCTATTGAGGCAACACGCAAAGAAGTAAACAAGACACTCTTTACAATTATCCGCAAGTCCTACGCAGGCGAGAAGATGCGCTTCATCATGCCATTCTTTAACGCATGGGAGAACACCATCCGCCGTTGGTCAGGTCTTGCCAAGGAAAACCCTGCAGTTATTGCTCGTGCTGGACAAATTGTGTCCTCGCTACGCAATCAGCCAAATGTGGTTGACCAAGATGGAAACCCAACAACTGAGTTCTCCTATGAGAACAAGATTGTTGTGCCAATGTCTGAAGGTGTTATTGAGGGCATTAGCAAGATTCCAGTATGGGGCAAGGGCATGGCAGAGGCTATCCGTTCCACAGGAACACAGGTTTCTATTCCAATCCGAAGCATGGATGTCATCATGCAAGGTGAAGTTATTGCAGGTTTTGGTCCAATCGTTACATTGCCAGTCAATGAGATTGTTAAGTTAAAACCAGACCTTGAGGATATTGTTACCTCTAGCGTTTTGCCAGTGCTTCCATTTGGACCACAAGAAGGTTCACTACGCCAGTTGTTCCCACCAGCAGCACAGAAGTTGGCTTCTCTTGCTGGACAGGATGAACTATGGAGCCGTACATTTAACACAGTTTACCGCTATGAGTTGATTCGTTACAACCTTGGCGAGCGCGACACAATGCCTGAACTTAAAGAGGTTGCAGATTTAACTAGCAACTTCTACAAAGTTCGTATCTTGTCAAACCTTGTAATGCCATTTGCTGCACAGTATGACTCACCATTGAGTTTCTACACACAGCAATTCCGTAGATTACAACAGGTATATGGACAAGATGCAGAGGTGTTGTTCTTGCAGATGTACCCAGAAATGGGTCCTGCTTTGGTTAGCGCCTCATATAACCCAACAGGTGCGCAAGCATCACAGGCTGCTTTCCAAAATATCCAGAAGTACAAAGGCTTGATTGGTAAGATTGGTCAGACAACACCTGAGATGATTGGCTTCTTAGTCAATGACCCAGATGGAAAGTATGACTTCTCAGAGGCTGTATATGCATGGCAGTATGGCAATGCTCCAGTTCCTGGCTCAACAGAGAACTATCGCGCCCGCCGTAACCCTGCAGAACTCAAGAAAGATGCCAATATAAAGGTTGGTTGGATTGAGTTCCGTAAGAACATGGATTTACTTGATTACCAACTAGAGGCTCAAGGTTATGAGTCTTACAACGAAAGTGGTGCTGAGGAACTTCAAACCCTCAAGCAAATGATGGTTGCAGACTTAACCCGCCGTAATCAAGATTGGGCTGCTGACTACTACAGCGTAGATAGAGGCAAGTGGATTTACCGCATGGAATCTATGCGTACCATGTTGTCAGACCCTAAGTGGATGGCAGAAAATGGTCGCAGACCAGTAGTTCAATCCATCGCTGTATATCTCAATATGCGTACTCAAATAGCCCGCGAACTTGCTAACCGCAAGGCATACGGTATGGCTTCAACGCTAACAGCAGAAGATAATGCTGACTTAGATGCGCTATGGAATTCAACAATCGCACAACTTCGTAAAGGTTCTCCAGAGTTTGGCGATTTCTATAACCGATTCTTACAAAACGACCCAGTAACACTTGGATAGGACTATGGCAACTAGAGCAGAAATAGCACGGCAAGTGCGGGCAAAGTATCCCGACCTTCCAGATGAAAACCTAAAAAAGGCAGTTGATTATTTCGTAAAGAATCCTGATGCTTTTAAAGAGTTTCCCAAGAAGGGCATGCTTCCTACTGCTGCTATGACAAAACTAAGTGGTGAAGTAGTTAGCCCTGGCAAGATTGCTGCTAAGGCTGCTTCTGCCGTTGCTGGCGCTAAGGCTGGAGGCAAGGCTGTTTCTGGACTTGCTAAAACTGTCATCCCTAGAAAACCAGATGGCAAAGTAGATGTTAAGAAAACTGCAAAGCGTGCTGGATTATTAGGTATTGCTGGTGCTGTAGTTGGTGCATTTGGTGGCGATGATGGAGCCGATGCTGCTGCACAACAGCAGGCTATTGCAGACCAGGCTAATACAGATTTAATGATGGGCATGGCTCAATATGAGGCAGCAGGTGGCGATGTAAACGCCCTTCTCAATACTGCTGCTGGTCAGCAACTAATGAAGAATCCTAACTTCAACATTGGTGCAATCATGGGTTCACAAGATACAGTAGTTGGCGGTGCTGGTGTTTATACTGGTAAACCACAGATTGTATCTAGCGCACCTCCTTCATTTGCAGGTGGTCGCCCTGTTGAGGTTAAATCAGATATTATTTCACTAACCCAATGGAACAAACAATTTCCTATGGCTAATCCAAAGGCTTTGGCTGAGTGGAAGTCTAAGTTAGTAGCAGCAGGCGTAGTTAGCGCATCTGCTGGTTTCCAAGAACTTAAAAGTCAATGGGAAACATGGGGTAAACTTTCACTAGAGGCTAATCGCCAAGGACAAAAATTAACTCCATACCAACTACTTGATATTCAGCGTGGTTTATGGGGCGGTGGAGCAGATAAGGGTCCTTCATACAGTACTCAACTTATTAAGAGTCAGAACGCTAGAGAACTGTATAAACAGTATTTAGAACAACGAGCAGGTCGCATCGTTGATGATGCAGAAGCAGATGACTTTGCTAAGTTTGTCCGTGAAAAACAACTTGCTTCTCCTACAAAAACTGAGGTTAAGACAGTCAAAGGCAAGAAGGTGACTGTTACAACTCCAGGCTATGGTGAGGCAGAGGCTGCTGCAGAGGCTGAAAAGCGTGCAATGCAAGACCCGCTCTACAAGGAATTCCAGACAGCAAATGTATTTGGTTCAGCCCTTGAAAAGGCATTAGGACTAAGGGGTTAATATGGCAAGAATTGGTGAAGGTGGACCTCTTGTAGACGATGGTGGCAGTGACCCATTTAAGCAAGATGATGACAGCACACTAATACCAACAATGACAAGTTGGATTGTAAATTTACTTAAAAATGTTGACCAACTTCGTGCTATCTATGATGCTGTACGCGACCCTAAAACAGGTAAGTTCTTATACGCCGAAGGCGTAATTGTTGACATGATTACCAGCAGCGACTGGTATCTCAAGAATGGTCCTACAGTTGCAGCCAACATTGCTGGCAAGTTTAAGTATGGCGAGAAATGGTACAACCAGAATATCAGTGAATATAAAATCACCATATCTGGTATTGCATCAGCCCTTGGTCTTGACCTAAAAGACCCAGTAATTGCAACTTATCTATCAGGTTTAGCAGAAACATCATTCCTCAATGGTTGGGAAAAAGACTACATTGAGAACTCTATTGTTTCTAACAAAGATATTTTTAGCAAGGCTGGCGGTGGTGCCTATGTTGACACCATTCAAGATATTACATCTTATGCAAACCTCATGGGTGTACCCATTAGCCAACAGACTGCAACCGATTATCAACGCCGTTTAATTGGTGAAGTAACCACTGACGGATTACGCGTTAAGGCTACACCTGACCAAATCAAGAAAGAGATTGCAGATAAGCAGGCTTTACTTTATCCAATGTTCTCAGATGACTTTGCAGCAGGTCGTACTTTATGGGATGTAACTTCCTTGCATCGTAAGAAATGGGCTGACTTACTTGAGGTTGATGAAGATACTCTTGATTGGAACGACCCATTGTGGAAAGACGGCAAGATATTTACAATGGCTGATGAAAAAACAGGCAAGATTATGATGCGACCAGCATGGGATGCAGAAAAGTTAATCAAGCAAGATGACCGTTGGCAATATACAGAAAATGCCACACGCTTGTATGAGGGTTATGGAATCAGCATGTTAAACAAATTTGGATTGGTGGCAATCTAATGGCAGTTGACAGAGAAGAACGCTTAGCCCAATTAAAAGCAGAGCGTGAAAAGCGTTTAGCAGATGCAGCCAAGGCTCGTGCTGAAGCAGACCCAATGCGCAACCCAACAGTTCGCCCAGAGGCTGAACAAGATGACCCTAACATGGTTAAGTATTACGGTTGGATTGGTGGGGCTTCAAGTGGTCGTTGGAAGTTATATCAAACTCCAATAGATTCTCCGCAGGCTTCAAGTGCTGAAACACGCTCTCAAGGTGGCGCTACTCAGGCTACCTTCAATAGTGCAGTTGGTGCTAATACTTTAAAGACAACATCAAACCCACCAAGCACAGATGGTAATAACATTGCTACTGGTAATCTTCCTGCTGGTTTTACCGCAGGGTCATTTCCTGCTGGACTAGAAAAACTATTTGGTTCCTCTGCTGGTTATCTTGGCTATAGAATTGTTACAAATTCTGATGGAAGCCAGCAATTACAAGTTGCTACTGGTCCTGGTAGTTACCAAACATTTGGTGCTAGATTTACAACAGATGCAAGCGGTAATTATATTTCTTTTGTGTCTAGCAAGCCTAATGCCAGTAATGCAGCAACTGATGGTTCAGGCAGTACTGACGGAGCAAGTAGTACTAAAGGTTTAACTCAAGCAGATGTAGATGCTGCTATTACAAAAGCATTGGCTACACAACAGGCTAAGTTTGATGCACTTGCTGCTCAACAAAAGGCTGAAGCAGATGCTGCTAAGTTGGCTCTTAAGGTAAAGGCTAAAGACAAATTAACCACAATGTTGGCAGGTTATGGTCTTGAAGGACTTGCTGGATTCATTGACCGCCGTATTATGGCTGATGTTTCAGAAGAACAAGTCATGCTTGAACTTTACGACCAACCAGAATATCAAAGGCGTTTTCCTGGTATGGCTGCGTTGCGTAAGGCAGGTCGTACTATTACTGAATCAGAGTATATGAAAAACGAAAATGCTATGGTTCAAACTGCTCGTTTCTTTGATATTCCTAAAGGTTTCTACGACACGCCAGATGACTTTGGTGATTTGATTGGAAAAGAAGTATCTCCAAAGGAATTCCAAGACCGTCTACAAGTAGGTCAAGATTTGGCTCGTAGTTTAAACCCTGCGGTTAAACAACAACTAATAGATTTTTATGGCGTAGGAGAAGGCGATTTAACAGCCTTTGTTCTTGATGCAGAGCGTGCATTACCATTGATTCAGAAGCAGGCTAAGGCTGCACAATTTGTAGGAATTGGTCGTGCTGCTGGATTTACTCTCGGTGGCATCACAGCACAACAAGCAGAAAACATTGCTGGTACAGAATCCTATGCAAAACTTTCAGAGGCTGAACTTGCCAAGGCACTTGGCAGTGCAGGTCAATTACGCCGTACACAACAACGCCTTGCTCAACTTGAAGGCGTTACATACAATGAACAAGAAGCGTTGCAGGCTGTTATTGAAGGCAGTCCAGAAGCATTGCTTGCATCACAGCAACGCGCTCAGCGTGAAGCAGCCCGCTTTAGTGCTCGTGGTGGCGTAACAGGCTCAACCTTAAGAAGTACAACCACAATATAAGAATCCCCACCCTGACCGACCAGCCCAGGGGGGCGTATAAGTCTGGAAGCAATAGCCAAAGTAGTTTCCCCGAACTGCCTTGTGGATTGCGAATACAACTAACAAAAGGGAGATAGGTAGATGGCTACCAATTACGAATACGATGACGAAGATGACGACACAACTACTGATGTTGTCGGACAACTCCGCAAAGTAAACCGTGCGCTAGAAAAGCGTGCGAAAGAACTAGAACAGGAGTTGAGCGGTCTGAAAACTCAGACCCGTCAGCGTACTGTCAAGGATGTGCTACAGGCTAAGGGATTAAACCCAAAGATTGCTGCATTTATCCCACAAGATATTGATTCCTCTGAGGAGGCAATCACTACTTGGGTGAATGAATACGGCGATGTATTTGGAATCCAAACTCCATCTGAAGAAAAGCCTGCACAAAAGAGTCCAGAAGTTATGGCACAAGCAAGAATCAATAATCTCGTTGCAACTGGCACTGCGCCAGATGTTGACGAAGATGCGTTTGCAAAGATTGCAGGAGCCAAAACTCGTGAGGACCTAGATGCACTCCTTGGATTGCAATAAATAACTCACACATCAACCAATCACCAGGAGGTGAACCTACATGGCATATACAGACACCTCGGCGCTCGCTGGTCTAGTCAAGACAGCGTATGACCGTTATGTTGAATTTGCCCTCCGCGCTCAGCCGATGATTCGTGCTGTTGCGGATAAGAAGCCTGTACAACAGGCTATGCCAGGCAACTCCGTTGTATTCTCACTTTACAACGACTTGGCAGCAGCAACTTCCACTCTCTCTGAAACAACAGATGTAGATGCAGTTGCTTTGAACAATGTTGATACCGTATCTGTAACTCTCAATGAGTACGGAAATGCATCACTTGTTACCCGTAAACTACAGTTGTTCTCACTATCAGATGTTGACCCTGCTGTTGCAGACATCATTGCGTACAACATGGCTGACTCACTAGACACAGTGGCACAAAATGTCCTTGTCGCAGGAACCAATGTTATCTACGGTGGAACACGCACATCAACCGCAACAATCACAGCATCAGACACAATTGATTCTGCTGACCTCCGCAAGGCTGTTGCTAAACTCCGCTCCAACAAGGCAGTTCCACGCGCTGGAAGCCTTTACTGGGTCGGTATTCACCCAGAAGTATCACACGACCTCCGTGCCGAAACAGGCTCGGTTGGCTGGCGTGAATCGCACCTACACACCGATGCATCACTCGGCAACTTGTTTGCTGGTTCCATCGGAACTTACGAAGGTGCTTTCTATATTGAAAACCCACGCATGTACTCTGCTAAGTCAGGTGCTGACCAGACCGCTCTTGCTACCACAGCAGTAACTGTTGCTGGTACATCAGCAGGCTTCACCTTCGGTGTTGCTTCATCTGCAGTCATCGCAACTCGTGCAGAAGTAGGCGACAAGGTTTCAGGAACTGGTATCGCTTCAGGTGCCAAGATTACTGCAATCTCAACTTCAGGTTCAACAACAACTTTCACTGTTGACACCGCTAACACTGGTGCAGTTTCTGCAACTACTGTTGTAACTGTAACCCCTGTAACTCGCGTATTCTCAACAATCCTTGCTGGAAAGCAAGCATTGGCAGAAGCCGTATCACAGGAGCCAAATGTTGTTATCGGACCAGTCACTGATAAGTTGATGCGTTTCCGCCCAATCGGTTGGTACGGTGTTCTCGGATGGAGCATCTACCGCAATGAGGCGCTATACCGCATTGAAACTGGTTCTTCAATCGCTGCTCTGTAGTTGATTGACTCTGAGGGGTAGGCATATTTGAAAAGTCTGCCCCTTCGGGGTGAGTCCATTAGGAGGCTTAATGTCAATGTATTACTTCACTACCCCTACGGTAGATGAAACTCCAGCAGGGGATAACATCCTCTTTGCTCGCTACAAGATAGCGCGTGGTATCTCAGTCTTGCGTTTAAACGGTGTATATTCCTCATACAGATACCCAAGTCAGATTCTGACAAACACTGCCGAGGAGTATTACCCAGGCGGTACCTCAACTCTGATTACACAACAGACAGCCGATGCGCTAACAGCGCAAGGCTACGGAGAGTACATAACACCAGCATGAACCTACATCAAAAACAAACCCATCCAGAGTTTGTTGAGGGTTGCTTTGGTTGCAAGTTAGGAACTCTTGTAATGAATACAGGAGATGCTAACTCTAATCTAAAGGTATCCTCAAAGAAATGGGATAAAGAATTACAGGCATATAGAGATGCCCGCGCTCAGGGCATACAGCCAGCAGGAACCAGCATGAAGAAGGTTCAAGAAGCAGTACGGATTTCAAATGAAACAGGCAAGGCGTTCGGAGCATAGGGAGGAATCATGGCTGCTCGCAAACCACCAAGAAAAAAACAACCAGTAAAGCGTGTGCGCACAGTCAAGGATGAGTCGTATACAGAACTGGAAATGTATTGTATTTGGCTCAATGAGTACTACCACGCCTTGCTCAAGTCAGGCTTTAAATCTGATGTAGCCATGGCTTTTGTAATAGATAAAGACTCTTATCCAAGTTGGGTGTCATACAAGTCACCTTCTGAGGATGAGATTAAGCGGATGCTGGAGGAAGATGATGACGATTGAACCTATTGTTCCAGAGCCGTTGTGGGGACTGCCCTCTCCCACTATTGAAGATGAGGACATCTACGAAGATGAGGATGAAGAATAATGTGCATTGAGTGCAACTGCTTCGGAACTGTCACACCTTACGGTGTTGGTGGCAGAACCCCTACAGAACTACCAAAGGCTCCTAATGTAGCCATTTACAACAAACCGATTATCCGTATTGGCGAAACCCCTATGTACAAGATGGAAGAAAACGACATGGAGGATTACGACTAATGAAGAAGAAAGCAGCAGCCAAGAAAGTTGGCAAAGTAATGGGCGAATACAAGCGCGGAACCCTTCACTCAGGTAAGGGTGGACCCGTTGTTAAGTCTAAGAAGCAAGCCATTGCTATTGCTATGAGCGAAGCAGGCATGGCTAAGAAGAAGGCTGCTAAGCGTGGCGGAAAAAAGAAGTAAGCGCGACCCTCGTTTAGCGAGGGCTGGCGTATCTGGTTTTAATAAACCAAAGCGCACACCAAGCCACCCAAGTAAATCACATGTGGTGGTAGCAAAAGAAGGTAGCCAAGTAAAGACCATCCGTTTTGGTCAACAAGGCGTAACAGGCGATAGACAGCCCACAAAGCGACAGAAATCATTTAAAGCCCGCCATGCAAAGAACATTGCTAAGGGCAAGATGAGTGCAGCGTATTGGGCAGACAAGGTGAAGTGGTGAAAGGTAAAGCATTTTGGGACAAGAAGAATCCAAAAAAGACATCTACAAAACTTACTTCTGCACAGAAGGCTGCTGCCAAGGCTCGTGCAAAGGCTGCGGGTCGGAAGTATCCGAACCTAGTAGATAACGCAGCAGTGGCTCGCAAGGCTAAGAAGAAAGGCAAGTAATGGCAACAGGAGCAGCAGGAAGCACACTTACGGGTGAACTTAACCGTCTAGCCAATGGCGGTACATACCCTGTTTATACGGTCTATGAGGCACCACAGGGTGCTGCTAATGCATGGGCTGGAACTACTGGCAAAGGACTCATTGCTGCCCTCAATTACAAGGCTAGTTCTACACGCCAGCCAAATGACTACAAAGGTTTAAACGCCATCTGCAATGAACTTGCTGGCACCTCTGGATTATCAGCCGTGGTTGCATTAAGGAGCATTGACCTATGAGTACTTTCGGACAACTAGCAGACCGTGTTGAGGCTGTATTGCATGGCTATACAGAGAACACAGAGCCTGCTACTTGGCTAGTAAGCAATGCCACTAGCACAGCCACAACCTTAAGCGTTTATGATGCTTCGGTTATTGGGCGTGGTTATGTACAGATTGACGATGAAATTGTATTCGTCAACTCTACAGACAATGTAGCCAATACATTAAGCCTTGCTCCATGGGGCAGAGCGCAGCGTGGTACAAGCGCTGCTGCTCATAACCAAAATGCCAAAGTAACAATGGCACCTTTGTTCCCACGCCAAGAGATTAAGAACGCCATCAACGACACCATCAATGCTATGTACCCAAGCATCTTTGCTCTTGGTACCTATGACTTTGATTATGTAGCAGCACAGTATTCTTATCAGATTCCTGCTGCAGTACAAAATGTTTTATCTGTAACCTACTCAACAGTAGGTCCATCCAAAGAGTGGTTTCCTGCTCGTGCATGGCAACTAGATAGAGTTGCAGATTCAGATGCCTTTGCTACAACAAAGAGTCTATCTATCTATTCAGAGATTGTTCCTGGACAAACAGTACATGTGTCATACAGCAAGCGCCCGACAGTACTTGTTAATGATAATGATGAGTACGAAACAGTAACAGGCTTTCCATCTTATTCGGAGGATGTTGCCATCTATGGCGCAGCCTTCCGCATGATTTCGTTCTTGGACCCTTCACGCCTTGGTCCTCAGTCTGCAGCAGCAGACATCCTTGATGGCGTGCGCCCGACAGGTTCAGGGCAGAACGCAGCCAGATTCTTGTACAACATTTATCAGCAGCGTTTAAACGAAGTGGCGAATAACCAACGCCGTCAACATCCAATCCGTTCGCACTATCAGAGATAAGGTAGAAAATGGCAGCAGGCGACCCAGGCTCACCAGCGCGGTACTACTCCTCAACCGCAGTAGAAACCTCGCTCCAAGCATCTATCCCCGCACAGTCGCAGGGGCAGTCATACACATCATTCATTGTCGCATCCATTAGCGGATTCCCGACATCATTTCCGTACACGCTCATCGTTGACCCTGACACTTCTAAAGAAGAAGTCATTACAGTCACAAGCGGTACAAGCACAACTCTTACTGTCACTCGTGGCTCTGACAATACACAGGCTGTAGCCCACTCTGCTGGTGCGGTGGTTCGCCATGGTGTATCTGGTCGTGACTTCCGTGAATCAGAAAACCACATTGCTGCTCGTGGCTATGACATTGACGAGGCAATCCTTACTGCTGCTAACCAAACACATGTTCACGGTATTGCCACTGGCGATGGTGTCATTGTAGGTACAACCAAAGAGCAAACCCTCACTAATAAAACAATCGGTTCTACTGGTCTGCATTTTGAAGGCGCAACAGATAATGGTTTTGAAACAACATTAAATGTTGAGGACCCAACAGCAGATAGAAATATCACACTTCCAAATACTTCAGGAACTGTAGTTATTGCAGATGCCAGCCAAACCTTATCTAATAAAACTCTTGGCTCAAACCTTGCTGCTGCAACATATAAAATTACTGGTCTTGGCGACCCAACATCAGCACAAGATGCAGCCACTAAAAATTATGTAGACACTGGCGTTAGTAGCGGTGTTGCACAAGCAGCAGCCTCTGCTGCAGCAGCAGCAACATCTGCTACCTCAGCCTCTAACTCTGCTACAGCAGCAGCGACATCAGCCACATCTGCTGCGAATAGTGCTACAGCATCTGCTAGTAGTGCCAGCGCAGCAGCAACGAGTGCAACCTCTGCTGCAACAAGCGCGACTAGCGCATCTAATTCTGCTACTGCTGCTGCTACCAGCGCTACAAGCGCTGCTACAAGCGCATCGGCTGCAGCCACATCAGCAACCAGCGCTGCTGCTTCTGCAACAACTGCTGCTGCATCCGTAGCAACAATCGCAGGCTATGCAACCAGTGCTGCAGCCAGTGCAACGGCTGCTGCTTCAAGTGAAACAAACGCTGCTAACTCAGCAACTGCTGCAGCAACTTCAGCCACAAGCGCAGCCAACAGTGCAACAGCCTCAGCCAATAGCGCTAGTGCTGCTGCTACCTCCGCATCAAGTGCTGCAACATCGGCTACCAGTGCTGCAACCAGTGCAACAAGTGCTTCTAATTCAGCAAGTGCTGCTGCTACATCAGAAACCAATGCAGCCACTTCTGCTACCTCAGCAGCCAATAGTGCAACCGCAGCAGCAACATCTGCTACAAGCGCTGCATCTAGCGCTACATCTGCAGAGGCTGCATGGGACTCCTTTGATGACCGTTACCTTGGTCCAAAGTCAACACCACCAACAGTAGACAATGATGGCAACCCATTAACCGCAGGTGTTATTTATTATGACACTTCCGATGGAAACATGTATGTCTGGAACGCAACAAGTTCTGCATGGCAGGTATTTACAACTACTGGTGACATCACTGGAGTTACTGCTGGTACAGGACTTAGCGGTGGTGGCACATCAGGCAATGTAACCCTTAACCTTGATACCACTAGCGTATATGTAGTACCTAGCCAAGCAAGCCAGTCAGGTAAATACTTGACTACCAATGGTAGTGTTGCATCGTGGGCAACTGTAGATGCTCTACCATCACAGACTGGAAACTCAGGAAAATATTTGACCACAGACGGAACAACCGCTTCGTGGGCAGTCATTACAACAGACCCAACACCAACCGCGTTGATGCTCGGTGGAATGTAACTAAGGAGAAATAAATGCCAACAACCTATAAAGTCCTTGGGCAATCAAACCCATCGGCAACAACAGCAACAACCCTCTACACAGTACCGTCAACTACACAGACTATTGTTAGCACAATTACAGTCTGTAATCAGGCAGCAACTGCTGGTACCTACCGCATTGCAGTACGCCCAGACGGAGCATCTCTAGCAGCACAGCATTATGTCGCTTATGATGTAAGCCTACCTGCTAATACAACAGATACCTTAACCCTTGGACTAACACTTGGTGATACTGATGTTGTGACTGTATATGCCTCATCTGCCAATATGTCCTTCAATGCCTATGGAAGCGAGTTGTCGTAAATATGTCAACAGGAAGATTAGGTGCGGGTGATACCGCAATTCAGCCTACTATCCTTGATGCTAAGGGTGACTTGATTGTAGCCACAGCAGCAGATACACCAGCAAGGCTGGCTGTTGGTAGCGCTAACCAAGTCCTCACTGTGGACTCTAGTACGGCGACTGGACTTAAGTGGGCTACTCCTGCTGCTGGTGGGAAATTGTTACAGGTGGTACAAGGTACTTATTCAACACTTGTAACAAATGGAACAAATGTTTATGCTGATACAGGTTTAACTGCAACTATTACTCCAAGTTCTACTTCTTCAAAAGTATTAGTTATTGTGACACAAAATGGTGTTGCTAAAAGAACATCCAATGCAGGCAACGCTGTTGTAATGAGGCTTTTACGCGGCGCTACGGAAATTTCGTATTTTGCTGGTTATACAGGTTGGACAGGAAGTAATTTAGATAACACGGTTGGTAGTCAAGGTGTCACATATTTAGATTCTCCTGCTACAACATCAGCAACAACATATAAAACACAATTTAGAAATGACCTGAATACTACAAATGTTCAAGTCCAACAAAATAACGAAATGTCTACAATTACGCTTTTAGAAATAGGTGCATAATGGCTAAAGGTTTTGAAGTAATGGAAATGCTTTGTCCACAAGGCGGTTGGATTTTAATTGGAGATGATTTTGATTCAATTACTTGGGTTGACGACAGACCGCGTTGCACTAAAGCAGAATACGAGGCAGGCTTTGCACAATACGATGCCTGGAAAGCAGAGCAGGATGCAGAAGCAGCAGGAAAGAAAGCAGCAGCCGAAGCAAAGTTGACAGCCCTTGGACTGACAGCAGATGATTTGAAAGCCCTTGGATTGGGAGGAAACTAAATGGCAACAGGAAGAATAGGTACTACACCAGTACTGACTACTCGCTGGTCTAAGGCACCTAGCGCTGGTACTACCAGCCTGTCTGGACTAGACGACAACTCGGTATCTCTAGTTTATTCAGTTGGCTATGAGCAGGTATACCGCAACGGTGTGCTTCTATCTCGTGGCAATGACTACACAGCCACCAATGGCACAAGCATTACCTTGACTGATGCGACCATCGCTGGTGACATCATTGAGGTCTTTGCTCAAGAGTTAGTACCGCTAACTGATGCAATCAGCAAGGGTCAATTCACCGCTAAGGGTTCCCTACTTTCGGCATCTGCTGCATCAACACCAGCAGTATTGGCAGTAGGTACCAATGGACAGGTATTGACTGCCGACTCAACTGCAACTACTGGACTTAAATGGGCTGCTGGTGGAAAAGTTTTACAGGTTGTTAGTTCCGTTTATAGCACCGAAACTTCAATTGCTTCTACAACTCCAACTGATACGGGGCTAAGCGTCACAATTACTCCTAGTTCTAGTTCAAGTAAAGTTTTGATTTTAGTGTCGCAGCAATTGATGTTTTTCAGAAATAATAAGGCAGCGGCAGGCGGTTTTAGATTAATGAGAGGTGCGAGCGAAGTTTATGGTGTTTTGGGTTCAGGAAATATTGGGATAATTGCTGAAGGTACTGGTTGGACAGATGCCTATTATGGTGCTTCTCATTCAATGGCTTATTTAGATTCCCCAGCAACAACTTCTGCCACAACATATAAAACACAAGCAAAAGTAAATACTACGCTAAATACCAGCACAGTTTATGCTCAGTATCTGAGTGCAAGTAGTTCAATCGTTGCTTTAGAAATAGGTGCATAATGAACGCTATTGACATAGTAAAAGCCATCAAACATTTAAAGCCAAATGCTGAATTTTCTTTTGATAACAATGATTATTCAACAATTAAATGGGATGTCCTAGATGGCGATGCCCCTACTTGGGAAGAACTTGAAGCAGCACACCTACAAGTAAAGGCAGCAGAAGAAGCAAAGGTAGCCGAAGCAGCAGCCAAGCGCCAAGCCCTACTAGACAAACTAGGCATCACAGAAGATGAAGCCAGACTACTCCTTGGAGGTAACTAACTATGGGAATTAGTAAAGCAACAGCAGGTGCTGTCGCACCAGGAGCCAAGGGTGACTTGGTAGTAGGTAGTGGCACTAACGATGCTGCAGTCCTAGCCGTAGGCACAAACGGCGACACTCTTGTCGCGGATAGTGCCGCTAGTACAGGACTCCGTTACACATCTGGTAATTCAAAAGGTAATCCTATAATTAATTCATCATTTGACGTTTGGCAGCGAGGAACCAGTTTTAATGGAACGGCTCCATATTATGGAGCAGATAGATGGTTTTTTGCTAGACCAGGCGCTGTCGCTGGCTCAACATTGACTCGTCAATCAGCGGGCTTGGCAGGATTTAATTATTGTGCTCGTATGCAAAGAGATAGCGGAAATACCAACACAAGTGGGGTCAGATTATTTTATTCTTTAGAAACTGCTGATTCAATACCTTATGCTGGGAAAACAGTTACCTTGTCTTACTATGTAAGAAGCGGCGCTAACTATTCTGGCGGCTCAAACGCTTATATTACATTAGGTTCTGGCACTGGAACTGACCAACAATTAGGCAATACAGGTTTTACAGGTTTTTCTACTGTTGCAGCAAACAACTCTATTACTCCTACATCTACTTGGACACGTTATTCAATTACTGGAACTGTAAGTAGTAGTGCTATGGAACTTGGACTTGAAATTGGATACACACCCACTGGAACGGCTGGTGCCAATGATTTTATAGAAGTTACTGGTATTCAACTAGATGAAGGTTCTGTCGCTCTGCCCTATCGTAGAGCAAGTAGCACACTTCAAGGCGAGTTAGCCGCTTGCCAGAGGTATTACTGGCGTTCTGGTGGCGATAGTGGCTATCAACCTTTTGGACTTGGTAGAGCAACGGCAACAACTACCGCGACGATGTTAATCAATAATCCTGTGCCAATGCGAGTCGCACCTACATCTTTAGATTTTGCTAATTTAGGACTTGGCGATTTTGTATCGGTTGCTTCAGGAATAACAGGATTAACTTTGGATTATGCAGGAAAGACAACCAGCACAGTTAATGCTACTGGTGGTTCTGGCTTGACCAGCGGAACCCTAATGGTTATCAGGGCAAACAATTCCACATCGGCTTACATCGGAATGAGTGCGGAGTTATAAGATGAACTATGAAATTATTGAAGTAGAACTAACTGACGGAACAAAAGCAGAACACGTCATTATTGACCGAGGCAACGGCGAATTCACGTCAATGCTGAAAAGCACTTGGGATGAACTAGAAGCCGCCAAAGAAAACGGCACAATCTCGTAGGAATATGGCTGGTAATGATATTGACTGGGCTGCTGTCAATGCAGCCCATCGTCAGTGGATTCTAGACGGCAAACACTTGCCATTCATCTGCCCTATTGAGGGCGGCAGTATTCGTGGCTGGACATCTATTTAAACACAAGAAAGTAGGAAACAGTGGCTGATAGCAGACCACCCGATATATCCGAACGCGTAATCATTGACCTGTCGGGTCGCATCTCTACTTACTACGACCCAACAACATACAAGTTTGATTTCGCTATTGGCGGTATGCCGTTCATTGCAGCGATAACAGACAACACTCCTTATCGCCGTCAGACTGCAGAGTTTAGAACTGCCCGTGTTGACCAACTACGCGACCCAGGTGAGCAGTCACTATCTGGCTCTGGCTACTGGATTAGAAGCCAGTCATCGTTCCACCTTGGAGCAGGTAGCGCTTATCAAGAGCCAATCGTTGGTAGCCTTGAAGAAGCACGCTTTCGCTTTAGTTCATCTGTTGGTATCAACCCTTGGACTCCAGGACAAATCTCGCTACTGCGCAGAACCTTTCTGCAAGAAGCGTTCACTGGCGATAGCCGTGTATTCAATACCATCATTGATGGCGTTGAGTATCTAATACTGGTCAAGTATGCATCTACTGAAGCAGCACGCGTTGTGCGTATCAGGGTAAGTGACTACTCAGAAACTACTATTGTCAACAACACTTCACTTACTGAGGACATTATCGCAGTAGCCATGGGTGGTAATGACTTAATGATGGTTACCCCTACTAAGGTATGGCGCTATTCATTTGAACAAAACACTCCTGCCTTACATCAAGACTATGCAATCAACACCGCAAACGCCGAAGCAGGAACTATTGCCTATGTAAAGAATCGTTTTATCTTAGCCTTTCATGATACAAACCAAAGCACATTTGTCTATGAAATAAACAGAAACACTGGCTCATCAATCAACCTCAGCACACTTACTGCAGTTAATGGAAGTAGCACACTGCCTACTGGCTACACCTTTAGGGCTGTAACCGAGGCTGGCGCTGCTATCTACATCGGTGGATTCTCTGGTGAGCAAGGCAATGTCTACAAGATTACTGTTGCCAATGATGGCAGTTTAAACACTATGACCAGCGTAATCACACTGCCTAGTGGAGAAAACATTACTGGCTTACTTGGATACCTTGGCACCTATATTGCTATTGGTACAAGTAGAGGCTTGCGAATTGCTATTGCCAACGAAGTTGGCGACCTGTCTTATGGACCACTGATATTTGAATCAAATCTTGGCATCTATAAGATGAGCGCATATAGCAGATTCATTATTGCTGGTGTTAACTCTGGTGTTGGTGGCTACTCTGGTGTCTATAGAGTTGACTTATCACAGCCATTAACAAATGGTGCCTATGCATACTCCACAGATGTTTATGCAGATGGTGCAACAGGTAAGGTAGAAGGCGTTGCAAATCTTGGCGATGGCAGAGTTGCTTTCTGTGTAAACGGTGATGGTTTGTTTATTGAGCATGCAACTGAACTTGTTGAGTCAGGTGAAATAACCACAGGTATTATCCGTTACGAAACCCTTGAGAACAAGGCATGGAAGCGTTTGAAACTACGCACCGAGGGAACTCTGCAAGGTGACATTGACATCTTCCGTACTGAAAACGGAGCAGACACAGCCTTCCGCACTGTAACGCAAGGGAGTACAACTGATTATGACTACGACCTCTCATCGGTTTTTGAAGATGTTGATGTTGAAGCGCAGTTTAAATTCCGCCTCAATCGTAACGATACAACTGCCACGACTGGCG